TCTTGAACTATGTTAGGAAGTGCTTCTTCATCTATGCCTTTGAGAGTTCGGTCAACCATAGACTCAAACATTGTGCGGGCTTTGTTACCTAAGTACCCGGAAAAAAAAGTTGCTTCTGCCCCAAAAAAGTCTGTTATTTGTTTCTCACCCGATATGCGTAACATCTCTTCCACAGACTCACTTATGTCTATGGTGGGCAAAACCTCCCCCGCCTTTTCTCGCGCATTCATAAAATCCCTAAATCCATCGTAGGTTTCATCCATCATTTCTGAT